TCCTAAAATGGGAACTAAAAAATCTATGCAAGCTAGAGCACAATATCGTAAGGAAACTGATGCCAAAAAAGGAAATCGTAATGCTGTTTATAAAGGTAAGACTAATAAGCAAGTAAACGAAGAAGCTGATAGACAAGTAGCAAAATCGTGGGGACCAAATCATCAAGTAGATTTCGTTGATGCTTTCTTCCCAACTACAGGAATTGGCAATGCTGTTTCAGCTGCTACAAGTAGTATGATGGGAGAAAAATGGACTCCTGAAATATACGCTTCAGGATTCAATCCTCTTGGTTATGGTAAGGCTCTTACTAGAGTATTTGACGGAGACGTTGCTGGTGGATTAGCTGAAGGAGCAGTAAGAGGTATTGATGCTTACGCAACATTAGGTATGCCAGGTGCTGCTAATATGGTTGACAAAGGTATGACAAGATTTGCTCCACGTTTGCTTCCAGTATCTAGTAAGTCTAAGTATATTCCAAGAGGCGGAGTAGAGAATGGTACACTAAGCAAGTGGAACTGGAATTCATTAGCACAAGGAGGAAATAAAGCTAAGCAATCTTCTTGGTTTAAAGGTGCAAGATCTGTTACTGAAGGTGGTAGAAGATCTATGCAAAGAGCTGCTAACGAAGGATTCCAATTTACTGGATTCAATGGTGCTGATAAGGCTGGACAATGGGCTACTAACTTTGGACAAAATACAAATACAGGAACTGCTTACTTCTTCAAAGGTGCTCCAACATCTTATGATGTTGCTGCTGATAGAGCAGTACAATTAACACCTTGGTTAGGTGCTCCTGCTGATGTTGCTACTCAACAATTATATGACAATTAGTAATTAAATAATTAAAACTGGTTAGGATTATGAATGTGTTTATGTATAATAACCTTACAAAGGTACTTGAGTTAAATGAACCAGAAATACTATTAGTAAAAGAATTTAATGATTTATTAAATAGAGACAAGTCGAAAACTAAAGATAGAGCTTGGGCCGAATTTACATATATTTATTTGGCGATTGATTGGAAGAGCCCTTATAATCAATATACAGAGCAAGAAAAACATGAGGAAGCTCTAAACGACAGCGGATTAACGGAAGAACAGTTCAATGACCCTATCTTTAGGGCGGCTTGCAGAAAATACAGAGCACTACAAGATTCTAATAAATCTATTAAGTTATTAGAGTCTGCTAAACGTGCTGCTGACCAATTTATAGATTACTTCGATACAATTGTAGATTTAAATGAACGTGACCAGAATGGTAAACCTGTTTTCTCTGCAGAAAAGGTTATGAAAGAAATGTCACAACTTCATAAAGTTCATGAGGAACTTGTAACTCTTGAGGAGCAAGTTAAGAAAGAACTTACCGAACAATCTACAGTTAGAGCTGGTATCGAAGCAGGATTTGATCCAGGAGACTTCTAATGCCTAGAAAGAAAAAATTGCCTGAAGAGATTTAGGAAATAATTGATGAAGTACAAAATAAGGAAATAGAAGAAGATGCTAAAGAAGCTAGAGAATTTGTTTAGCAAGTAAGAGAAGAAAGAGACTCCAATAAAGAATATTGGGATGTACCAAAGGATTAGAAGATTGATGTCTTCGATCCTACTCTTTCTTACGAGTTAACAGGATATAGACCAATTACTGAAACTCAAGGTCTTGACTTTGATCCAGAGTGGTTTATAGAAACTCGAAAAGTATTTGAGGATACTGGTAAATACTGTACTTATCTCAAAGATAGTAAACGCTATAATGAATTCTGGCTTGAGCAATATAAACGTTGTAAATACGGAATGACTGTTAATGGTTATCGTATTACAGGTGATAATTATTTCTTCTTAAACTTTTATAGATTACCTCTCGTAGATGAAACAAAAGCATCAGGTTCTGGACTTGATGAAGGATTTCCAATTTTCTTTGCTTCGCATTACATGTTTTTCCATTACTTAGAAATGGCAAGAGTACTACATAAGCACGCAGCCTTATTTAAAGCACGTTCTATCGGTTTTTCTGAGATTAATGCGTCTTTGGCTGCAAGAATGTATACTGTTGTAAGAGCAAGTAGAACAATGATTACTTGTTACAATGATACCTTCTTGAATGGTACATTTAGTAAATTCGATCATGCGCTTACTTTTTTAAATACTAGCACTGGTGGTGGAATGTTTGAACCTCGTATTATTGACAAACAACTTCATAAGAAGTCAGGTTATCAATAGAAGGTTCAAGGATAGTTTGAAGACTTTGGATTTAAATCTGAATGTATAGGAATCAATGCAGCTAAACCATCTAATATTCGTGGTGATCGTGTTGATTTATTGATCTATGATGAGGCCGGTTCTTGGCCTGGACTTACTACTGCTATTGTGCAGGGTCAAGAACTTTGTGAAGTACAAGGTGTTCCTCGTGGTACTATGTTATATGGAGGCACTGGTGGTGATATGGGTGCTCCTCTAGAAGGACTTAAAAAGATATATTACCACCCTAAAGCTTTTAAAGTTTTACCTTTCCGACATAACTACACCCAAGATGGGACATATATTGATAGCGGATTCTTTATTCCATACTTTGTTCAATCACTTCGTTCAGAGTTTATGGATAATAGAGGAGTCTGCAAATAGGAAGCATATAAAAAAGAACTACAAGAAGAACGAGATAATCTACTTGCAGTTCCTGAAGAATATTATAAAAAGTGTGCTGAGCGATGCTGGTTTGCAGAAGAAGCGTTTAACTTGGAAGGTGTTAACAAATTCAACAAGATAAAGATTTCTGAACAGCTTGCAGCAATCAGACTACACAAAATAGGACCGAGACCTGTATCAGGATACATAGATTATTTTTATAAGAACGGAAAACATACTTATGAAAATATAGACGGAATTAAGTGGATACCCCATCCTGACGGCAAGGTTAAAATTCTGGAACATCCAGTTTGGTCTGATTTATACATGGAAGAAATATAGAAATAGAAAGCTATTGCTGAAGAAAAGGGAGAAGAGTTTGAAATGCCTGTTTACTCAGAAATGGAAAACTTATATGTAGCGGGTATAGACGGTATCGACATTGGTCAAAACCAAACTTCAAAAGAAACAAAAGATCCCTCAGATTTCTGTATGATTATCAAAAGAAGGGCATTTGGAATGAATGAACCTCAAATAGTTGCTATGTATAAGGATAGACCTGGAAATATTAGAGAAGCATATAAAATTGCTATGTGCCTTGCAAGATATTATAATTGCAAGATTAATATAGAGGCTACTCGTATGGGTATGATTACATGGGCTCGTGAAAACCACGGACTACAATACTTTATGAAGAGACCTCGTGCTACTCTCACGGACGTTAAATATGGAACAACTAAATCATATGGTACACCGGCAACCAAAGTAATTATAGAAATGCATACTGATTTAACTGCAGATTATGTGGAAGATTACTGTCATAACATATGGTTTGAAGAGATACTTGATCAATTAACAAGTTACAACGATGAAAACAAAGGTAAGTTCGATATTGTAGCTGCCTTTGGTATGATGGAACTTGCAGATCAAGAACTTTCAGGTAGATAGCCTGTAAAGGTTGAACAAGATAACGCAGAGTTCCAAGACTTTGGTTATTGGAAAGATGAAAGAGGAATTCGACATTTTGGTATAATTCCTAAGAAATAGAAAGTAGAATATAAACTAAAGGTAGAGGACGAAAATGACGCATACCGATTTGAAACAAGCGATACTAGACTGTATTAGGCAGTTGTACAAGCTGGAGTTCATAGGTGAAATTAAGATAGAAGACCTTGATCCAGTTGGCTATAAGGTATCTTTGAATCTTGATAGGTCAGAGAATCCTTTAGTTTTAATAGCCGATTTACCAGATGATGAGTTCCTTGAATTTATGCATGAGGAACTTCGTAGTCGTAAACTACATAAAGTAAAACATTACTTAGCTACGAAAGTTCCTGGCGATACAATAAAACTTTGTAATGAGCGAGAAAGAACTTGTAGACAAGACGAACGAAGTCATTGCGGAACTTGTATATGATAAACATGAGCTTCAAAAAGCTTATAATTATTATAACGGTAAAAGAGATCCGGAACAGTTTAAATACTTAGAGGAAAACTTCGGAATAGGTAGTCCTACATCTGTAGAGTTTACACCTTTATTAAAGAAACATGTAGACGCTTTGGTTGGTGAGTATCTAGGTACTCCTATAATTCCAAAAGTTTCATGTAAGGATAAAGATACCATTAGTGCAATAACGAGAGAGAAACAACTTACGATTACTAATGGTATTGTTAAATTCTTAAAAGAACATTTGACTAATTCGTTAGTTTAGATGATACAAGGTAAAGACCCTACTGATGTGGCTATCAAACAATAGCTAGATAAAATAGTTTAGGATATTGATCAATCTTTTGTTTCTCAATATGAGATAGCTGCATAGGATCTTGTTCAGTATATTATGCAATCAAGAGAGATTGATTTTATAACTAAACTTAGACAGTT